AACCGCGAGACCAAAGATAGATGGCGCAAATACCAACCACCATGACCAGCTAATTACATTAGTCAGCTTGCAGATAACAAAGATCAGGGTAAGCAGGCTTAAGAATCCGAGTTTCATATAATGTCCTTTAAATTAGTTCCAGTACTTATCATCTTCGAGGTCTTTCAAGGTCTCCCGACGCTTGTAGTCCTCTTTCTTGTGTGCTTTCTTTTTAGAGAATATCTGTTGTCGCTCTTCGTGGTACTCCAGAGGTACTTCTTCTTGTGGTTCTTTTTGTTTTTTCATAAGTTTGGTTTTAAAAACTTTACTGCCCCAATGTTTCCATTATAATACTTGCGTTCACCGTGCTCCGTCATTTCTCTAGACAATACCTCAGCAGCCCACTGTTCTTGAACCTCGCTGTATGTGAGATCGCCTGCACCGAAGCACCACTTATAAATAACAAATACAAATGCATCAAGACCATAGAGATCTATATCGTCATGGAGCTCTCTGCAGGAGGTAGCATATGTTTTCCAGTCACTCTCTTTACGTGTAACTACTTTGTTTCTTCTTCCAGGTACAGTCTTTCGTGATACACTAATTAGCTGCTTTTTGCCAATGTACATTCGTCCTGTTGGACCATACACGTAGTAGATGAATCCAACGGCGTTTTTGGGTCTTGGTGTAAGGGCAATCCAGTGTCCGGTGTCGTCTTCCATTCGAACCTCTCCTTTAATTCTTCAAATGTTAGTGGTCGAAGATCTTCAATAGTATCTCTGATCCAGATTAGGTTAGCACATTTTGTAAAGGCATCCTCCCAATTGTTACCAACTCGGTCTCGCCAGGTATCAAGCACAACTTGCAAAATGTTATGGGTTGCTGTTGGCTCTATAATTTTTAGAGCGCCTACTGGGCCTACTTTCCATAGGCCCTTAATGTTATCAGCTGCGTCACCTGTTAGTAGCTGTCTCATTAGAAACCGATAAGAAAACTCTTTATCTGTCTTATATACTTCGTTCTTACGAAAGTTATGATGAGTTCCCTCTAACATATTCAGATCTTTATCAATATGGCTTATCACAAATGAGAGATCATTACTCCGCGCGTACTCTGCCATGATACCACAGTAGTCATCTGCTTCACCACCATCGCTACTCGTACAATATTCTTTAGCATCCTCATATAAGTATGCTAGCATTTCTCGCTGTTGATCTGTTAAGTTATCTTTGCGATTAGCTTTGTAGTCGTCTGTGCAGTCTAGCCTAAAGTTGTTTTTACCTTTGATATATACGTAAGCTGTCTTAGCTTGTAATCCACTAATAACTTTTTCGATCTTTTGTAGGAGTGTACTTTTGTTTTTAACCCGGTTGTTGCTTACACAAGCAATTTCATACACCATACTGTCAGCATCAATTGCTACTATATCAATAGGTTCGTAATCTTCTAAGTATTCGTTCATTGCTTTTCCAGATACCTGTTAGACACTACTTTAAAAGAGAGACGATCATCCGAAAGCCTCTTGAACACCAATCCTTCACGTAGATGATTTGGGTTAAGATCACTCGGGCCATCTGCCATAGCAAGAAGTTCATCATAAGTAGCGAGTACAGGGCCGCAGTGAACAAGAGGGATATACGCATCGAGCTTGTTAGCGATAGCTTGTCGCTCAAGCGGTCGGCGGTACTGCTGCCTGTCAATGTCGAACACATCAAAGATCCTCCATTCATGCTCGTTTAAACCGTAGATATTACCTTGGATACCCGGTCCAATCAGTTCGCCCTGCAGAGCAATGTTGCTACCCAGGTTCTCAAGATACTCTTTTACCTTGTACTTACGAGCAACTTGCCAGAATGTGTTACCATCATCTTTCAAATCGATATTACGGCTGCATACACCGAACTCACCATCTTTCCAGTACATCGTGCAAGAGCTACCTTCAAGTTTCTCCGTTACTTCCCATAGGCTGTTCTCGATCTCGCCCTTCAACTGATCATAGCAGTTTTGAATACGTTCTTGATCTGTCTTGGGGATGAAGTAAGGAAAGCTACCCTTAGCATTTGCAGCTGTGAACTCTGGTGGTGGCTCCCATTTAGTAACACCCAATAATTCTGATACATCAGTATCAATTTCACACTCGTATGTCTCTTCATTCACCGGCATGATCAACCCCTGGCTAAGCGCTTTTCTGAGCCTGATCGTCCGAAGCTTTTCACCTTTGATACCCTTATACTCGTGAGGCTCTTTGCCTTTAGATAGGAATGGGGCAATCTCAGTAGGAATCCATGAGTCAATCTCAAAGTACACTACCTTGTCACCCACGTTGTACTTACCAATTTGGTCTACAACACGCCATCCATTAATACCGTATTGACAGATCTTATCCGCACCTTCAATGAAGTAGATACGATTAACTACTTGAATACTTGCTAGTTTACGTTCCATATGTTTCCTTAGTTAGTGGACTTCCGCTTAATTCTTACCAATTTTAGCAGCGCCACTCATGCACTCAATACCAAATTGCTTTGGTGCTTCTGTAAACGCCTTTATAGATAATTCGGCAACTAGTTCTGCATCTTCCTCTTTGCAGATTATAGCCCACTCATCATGGTAATGTAATGCAAAGTAGTGATGTATTTTCCTTTTCCTTAGCTCATCCTCTAGGTATACTGCAGCCGCCTTACAGGTAACCCCCTCTGCTGTTTGTAATAAGTAATTCAATACTTGGTGTGGCGAGCTAACAAAGATTAGTCGGCCATCTACCCCACGTATATGGGCCATGTCAGCACCAAAGGCTGCTGCAGTGCGTTCATACTCTTTATTCAAACGATCTTTTAAAGCTTTTAGCCCAGGTATCGATGATTCAAACAGATCGGCTGATTCTTTTCCTACTTTTGAATCCGATTTTCCTGTCAAGATGCTACCTAATTTTGGAGCTCCGGCACCGAAGAGATAAGCGTAGAGCCACGGTTTCGCTGTCTTCCTTGGGCAAGGATATACTTTAGATAAGGTGTCTGCATTTCTTTGGTGTACGTCACCATTTATAACTTCATCCGTAAAGGACTGATCCCCTATGTAGTGACACAATCCCCGCATTTGGTTACCTGCGGAGTCGGCTCCGACAATGGTTGTTCCGGGCTCACATTGGAGAAGCGATCGTATTTCATATCCGTATCCACCTTCGACTCCGTAGAGTATGTTTCCTTCTTTGTCGTGTTGAACACCTGGAAGGTTTGCAATAACCTCATGGCGGCATCGGAAGGTAGGAGTCCCCATTGTCCACATTCTGCCATGTAAACGTCCATCTGACTTTTTGACTTCATCGATCCATCCTTCTAGAATACCTTTCCTGGCTCTTACTGTGTAGTATTCACTGATTGATTGAGCTTCTGGCCCAAGCGCCTTCAATGAACTCTCTGTGATCTTAGGAGACTTTTTAAAGAACTTCCCGTTTATCTTCTCCATGTTCCACTCATCAGGTTTCCACCCGATGCTGTATAGATAGTCTTTTATTACTTCAATCTGGCCAATTTTGCCTTGCTCAAAAGCAACTCTGCAATATTCACCTTCAATCGGACGATCGGTTCTTCCACGTGTTTCCTCAATCCTGAAGTATTTGCTAGTAGCGAGGGTATAGCAACCGTCTTTTCTCCATGCTGGTTTTTTGATGTCGGTGCCATCTGGTTTAATTGTCCTAAGTCCAATCTTGGGTTCAAGCACTCGCTCAGTGGTTTCCAGTTTATCATGTATTTCTCCAAGTAGTTTCTCAGCTGCAACCATATCAAACACCCAACCACGATCACGGATGTTTGCCTCGATCATAGCAAACCTCATCTCTACATCCATACCCTTAGCAAAGAGTGGATGCTTGGCAATGATCTTTCGGGCATCAGTAGCAAGTATGTTGTACACTTCAAGGTTGATTAGCACATCTTGCTTACATCTTTCCCGAATGATAGGCGCATAGTGATCCCAAACCTCATTTTCTACCTTTGGTTTGTGTAGGTACTCACCCCAGCCTTCAAGACCATGCTTATGTTTTCTTTTATACTGTACTAGCTGACTGAGAATCCACGTATCAATGATAGATGTCTTTGGTGATGGACTCCATCCGGCAAGTTTACGTAGCACTATGAGGTCATACCCAATGATGTTGTGACCAAAGAGTATATCTGCCTTCTTTAAGTGATCCAGACCCTTAGATAATGATGGTAGCTCGCTGTCCCAATCTGAGTACTCCGTTACTACCCCTGTATCCCGATTTACAATAGTGAGAATCCAGATAGTGTTAACGTCTGGTAATAGATCGTTAGTCTCTATATCGAATCCCAGCCTTACTTTGCTCATAATTCCCCTGCATATAGTGTTAGGTAAACACCTGCCATAGCTCTAGCTTCGATTTCTACTGGATTGAATAGATATTTCTCTACTTCGCTTTCATGATTGATTGTTAAACCCCTTAGCGAGCAACCGTTTCGACCTGTTAACTGTTGGCATACATGCACTATTTCATGGCAGATACACTCGATTAGGTGTGATCTCGAATAGTCATTATCTTCCATACCCTGTAAGAAGGGATCTTGCACTTGTATCATATATACATCGTTATTCTCACGATGGTATACTACCATAC